CGGCTTCCTGGCGCTTGGTCAGGTAGCTAGGTCCGGTGGTGATGACCACGTCGTAGACGCCGACCGACGGGTTGTAGATCTTCTCGATGACGGTGCCCGCCTGATCGACGATCTTCTTGACCGGCTCGGCCTGCATCGGGTTGATCCGCGCCATGCCCACCTCGCCGTCCACGCCGATGATGCGGGCGACGCGCTGGGTGTCGTAGATCTTGGGGATCATATCGACCAACTGGCGGGCCACGTAGCGGATGGCACGGCCCAAGTTATCGACGAAGTGGTAGGTGCCGGTGTCGCCCTCCTGCTGGCGCGCGAGGATGGCGCGGCCAGAGCGCTCGTTGCCCTGCTGGCCCAGCGAGGCGTTGTACTGGCCGGTGGTGGCCTTGATGTCCTCGGCGGCGCCCATCTTGGCCTGAATGAGGCCCGTTTGGGCCATCGGCGGCTGGGCGCGCATGGGCAGCGGCAGCACGTTGCCAGCACCGTCCTGAACGTCCGGGTTGACCTCCAGATACGGCCAGTTGGTCGTATTGGCGGTTTTCCACTGCATCTCGTAGCCTTCAAACTGGCCGCCATAGCCAATGAAGGGTGCCTTGGGCGCCAGAGCCAGCATCTCGGCTTCCTGGCTGACCCAGTAGTTATACATGCGCTGGGCGTCCTTGGCGTTGCGCACAAGGCCCGACACGAACATGCGGCCATCGACCTCGAACTCATTGCCGACGACGCGCACGACCGGGATCCACTTGCCCGCCCACTCGCGCTCTTCCAGCACCTCGTAGCCGTTGGTCTTGAGCCACATCACCCGCTTGCGGTCGGCCTTGCGCGAGCGCAACGGCTGGCCGAACATGGCGCGCAGCTTGGCGTCCTGCGGCGTGCCGTCGAACATCGTGATGTTGCCGGGGTACAGGTTCAGGGTGGACGGCACGTAATCGACGTAGAAATACTCCGCAATGCGGATGGTGTTCTCACTCAGCCACATGCTGAGTGCCTGATCACCGATGCCGCGCGCCAGGATCGAACTGATCGGCTGGGCGTCGGGGAACTGGCGCTCGTACTCGGCCTTCAGCAGGTCTTCGGTGATGAAGCACCACTTGGCGTCGGACCCGCATGGGTCTTGGATCGTTGGGTCCATGTAGACGCTGAAGGAGTTACGGATGCGTCCGATCTTCAGGTCTTGGTCGAAGCTGTCGTCGCGGGTGTACTCCGTAAGGATGCGGATGTAGCCCTCGCCGTAGACCACCTGGTTGTCGCAGGCGGTGTCGTAGGCCACGTCGGCGTCGGACATGTACTCGATGTGCCGGATGATGCCGTCGAACACCTCGGCCACCGCCACGTCGGCGTTGTCATCGGCCGGGATGACCTTGGGCGACGGCCTGTTCTGGCGCTGCTCGTTGGTCACCTGCCGGACGTGCTGCGGCAGCTTGTTGATGGTCAGGCAGGGCCGCGCGTTAATCGTCTGCCCCTGCACGGACCCGCGCGTCGCCAGCACGTCGGCCGGCCACTGCCACTGGTTGTCAGGCGAACCCGCCATGAACCGGAGGTCATCCAGTTCATCCTCGCGGCTTTCGCTGTAGGCAGCAAGCGCCATCGTGAAACGCGAGCGCATGGTGGCGAGCAGATCGGACTTGTCCGACCCGCCGTTGGCGACCTGCGCCGCGCCGATGATGCCGTCGTCAGCCAATATACTTACCTCTTTGAACCGCCTGGTTCACTAATACGACCACGGGCGCCGCCCAAGTTACCGCCGCCGCCTGAACGGCTGGGGCCAGTGCCGCCGCCCATGCTACCACCCCTGCCGCCGCCCATAGGGCCTGCGGGCTGGTTGCGAGCAGCGTTAGCCATCTGGCGGCCGTAGGCCGACTGCTTGGTCTTGGACGCCATGCCCGGCGTGCGGGACACGGTGCCCGTCGTCTTGCCGGTGGTGACGCCCGTCGTGTCGCCCGTGCGCATGCTTACGGCCTTGGTGGCGGGCGCCTTGGCTTTAGCCGGGGTCGGCGACAGCTTCTCGCTGGTCACATTGCTGACGACCGTCGCGGGCTTCTTGGCGGCCAGCCCCTTGCGGTAAGTGGCGTAAGATCCGGGGGTGTATTTGGTTGAGAACTTCTGCCCAAGCACTTTCATAGCCGTACCAGGAAGCGAGATCATGCCGGGCTTAGCGGCAGGCTGACGAGATTTTGCATAATCGCCCGGCGCGTAGCTTGTCCGGTAGCGGTCGGCCCGAACTTTCGTAGCCGTGCCCGGCATCGACATCATGCCGCGTCCTGAAGTAGACTTATCCTTAGCCATTGTCGTGGTCCTTTACTTGGCCGGCTTGCGCGGTGCGGTGAGTTTGGCACGGAGGGTGTTCATGACACGTCCCATGCCAACGCCAGCGGCGCTCGGCTTGCGCTGGTGAGCACCACCCGGCATGCGCTGCACGAACTTACTTGTGCCCGGTGTGCCGGTGCTGACGCGCGGTGACCGCTGCACGAACTTACTTGTGCCGGGCGTGCCAGTGGACCTGTTGCTGATCGCGCGCTGGACGATGGTGGCCATAGCCTTGCGGGGCTTCTTGGGCTTTGGGGTGCCGGTCGTGGTGTAGGGCGGCAGTTCGCCGCCAAGGCGCGGGGCCATTCTATTTACCCTTTTTAGCTTTACGTTGGACTGAATAGGCGATTGCAACGGCTTGTTTTAGCGGGCGTTTAGCTGCAATTTCGGCCTTCAAATTGGCCCGAAATGCCCCTTTTGAGGCTGATTTTACCAGCGGCATGTCACTTTTTCCGGTCGCGGTTATGGGTCTTAATTAACCGCTCATTTAGCGCCTTAAAATATGCTTTTTCTGCCTTTTTGTTCGCTTTATCTGCAATTTCTTGTTCGGCGCCATACGCGCGGACCAGCATATTTACGGCCTTTTGACGCTTAAGGCCTTTGGGCATTGCAGACGCAGTCTGCAAAGCGTCCCAAATTACGCCGGCCTTGGCGCTGCCATCCTTCGGTGTGCGTGTGTACTGCTGCGCGGTAATTTTTTGGGATCCATAACCTTTGCCTTTAGGGGCAATCGTTTTATAGACTGTTGATACCCGTGTGGTTGACGGCGCAGAAGGCGATTTAGATGTTCCTTTAGGGGGCATGTCACTTTTTCCGTGTTTTGGCTGACTTGCGGAAGGCCGCAGCGGTCGGAGCGCCTTTGGTGCCCGGTTTGCGCATCTTTTCGCCCGATCCGGCAGCGATGCGGGCCTTCTTGGCGTGAATGTTGGCGTAGAGGCCCGTTTTCATCCGCACTTCCACCTTCGCATCGACGCCTTGGCCCGCTCGGCGTTCTTGGACTTGGCCACAACACCGCCCATGCGGGCGCAGAAGCTGGCCTTGCGGCCCTTGTCGGCCTCAGTGCGCGGGTTGGGCGCCGGAGCCTTCAACTTGCTGCCCGTTGCGCGGTTAACTTTGGCCCGACCTTTGGCAGTCAGGCCCGCACCCTTGCCGACAGGTAGCTTTTCGCCACGCTTGACGGACAAGTTGACCATGTTACGCGCAATGGATGATGGCGAAGTTCAGCACAACGGCTTCGGACAGAGAGCCGGCCGTGATGTTGCGCAGCACGATGGTAGCAGACCCAGCTGCATGACCGGAAACCCAACAGTTGTAGGATGTAGTCGCCGCTGTGCCGCCTGCCACGTTGACGATTACCACGTCCTTGGCGCTGATCGTGCTGTTCGTCAGCACGAACGCTACGTTGGTGGTGGCCCCAAGTGCGGCGTTGTTCATGGTAATCTGGCCCGCCGACTTGTTCAGCGTCACGCCCGTGGACTTGTCCGTCAACTGCGTGACAGTGCCCTGCGCATCGGCCGAGTAACCGATCTCGTCGGTGGCGTAGATGTCTACGGCGGAAAGGGTGTCAGCCCCTGAAATGTCCTGATCTGAATACGCCACGCCAATAGATTTAGTATTGCCCATGTGCTACGATCCTAGCCAAGAAGTTGAAACTCCAGACCTACCATACGACCGCCTCTGTATCTTGTCAACGGGGGTGCGGCTGCCGACGGGGTACGCGAAGGTCACCGCGATGGCGTCGGCAGCGTCGGGGCTCGCAAGCCCGCGCGCCTTCATCTCCTTCTTGCCCTCCAGGAAGATCGTGCCCTTGCTGTCCGGCTTGATCTTGGGCGACGTCAGGTCGGACTTCAGCAGCTTGTCCGCCGGTATCGACGCCGTCTTCAGCCACTCGCGCATGAGGCCCCACATCTCGGCCCGCTTGTTGCCGTACATGATGGGCTTCACTGACTTGTTCCCGAAGTTGACGCCCTTGATCTTGTAGCGCTGCTCCTTCAGGCGGTCCACGACGCCGGCGCCCAAGCCCCCCTCGTCGATCACGACGAGTGCTGGGTTGTACTCCTCGATGGCCTCGATCACGCGGCCGACGATCTCCATCGTGTCGTCGCCCCTGTAGCGCTTGATGGCGTTCAGGTCGCGTCCCTGCCGGACGGCGATGACCGTCGCGTCCGCCCCGAACCGGGCCGGATCGACGCCGATGATGATAGGGGCGGTAGCGTCCTTGTAGCGCGGTCGCGCGAAGGCGTCGTCAACGAGATAAACGGGGATGAACTGGTCATCTCCAGCACTGGGAAACTCACCGTAGACCTCGACGTGCGCCTGAACGCTGTCAGGACCGTACTCCTGGATGATCTGCTCATAGACTGCTTTGTCCGTTCCTTCGACCGACCGGGCATCGACCGTCTTGTTGCGCCAGAAGTCCCGCTTGGCGTTGAACGCCTCGTAGAAGTACCCGGTGTTACGGCGGGGGTTCGAGAAGGCCAGCCAGAAGCGGTTGGGCGTGTTCTCCGTAAAGAAGCCCGCCGACACCGCCCATATCGGGTCCGCGATGCCGCTGGCCTCGTCGAAGATCAGCATCACGCCGTCGAAGTTATGCACGCCCGCGTAGGCGTCCGGGTTCTCCTCGGACCACAGTCGGCCCTCGACGCCCCAGTAGCGCGTGCCCTTCTTCAGGTCGCGCTCGACCAGTTCGGTGAGCCACTTGGCGGGCATCACGCGGGTGGCGCTTACCTCGAACCAGTGGCTGTTGAGGGCCAAGGCCAGCCACTTGGTGATCTCGGCCCAGGTGACGGCGCGTAGCTGCGTCTCGCTGTTGGCCGACACGATGGTGGTGCTGCCGATGCGGGTGGTCAACATCCAGATGACCAGCCAACTGACGAGGGCCGACTTGCCGATGCCGCGCCCGGATGACACCGCCATGCGCAGCGTCTCGAAGTCGATGCGGCCGTCGTTGTCGCGGATGTGGTCAGCCAGTTCCTTCAGCACCTCGCGCTGCCACTTGCGCGGGCCTGCGAAGTTCTCCAGCGGCGTGTTCTTCTGCCCCCATGGGAACAAATAAAGCACGAATTTGAGCGGGTCGTTTTTGAGCGCGGGCGTCCACAGGGACGCCATGAGCGACATCTCATCTTCAGCGTTATATTGTGGCGTCTGCATGTTCGACTTCTGTTGCGACCAGGTCGATGACCCTGCGCTGCGCCTCTTCAAGTGCTGCCGTGATGGAGATCTTCTGGTCTATCGTCACCTCGACGGCCTGTTTCGCAACCCAACCGTGTGAGTATCTCAGCATGTTCATGGCCGCGTTGGCGTCGCCCTCACGCGCCGCCGTGTAGATGGTGGTCGCCATCTCCTGCTCGCCGTCGGCGCGACCCTTCATTTCGGCATAGCTTGCGATGGGGTCGAACTGCGTCAGTTGACGGTATTCAACCGGCAGCATGCCTGCGGCCAAGGCCAGCGCGTCGCCCTTCAGCCCCATCTTGGCGGCGTGATAGATCGCCTCCAGACGCGCCTCAGTGGCTTCCAGCTTGCGTGGCTCATAGGGGAGC